TTATCTGACGTGTTACAGGGGCGTCGGCCGCGCCTTCGGCCTATCGCTCATGCCTTGCGCTCCCGGCCGGCGGCGCGGCCCGCCCCTCATGGCGGCACCCCTACCGCCGCTAGCGCCGTCATCACCGTCCACCAGTGATGCAGCGCCCAGCCCATCGCCACCGGAACGAGGAATTCCCAATCGATCATTTGTGCCTCCAGGGCCGCGAGGCGTATTCGGAATCGGGGACGATGGTCAGCGGCGACTGGCCCCTGGCCGGTGCGTTTGCGGACGCGGCGACAGGCGCTGCCGGAGCGATGCTGGCCACCGCGCCGGCCTGCCTCCCGGCACAGGTGACGGTCTGTTTCCAGTCCTCATAGCGAAGCTCTACGACGCACTCGCCCTTGGGCGTCACCCGGTAGCCGGAGCCGATCAGTTGCCAACTGGTGAGTTCCAGGCGCCGGCCCGTGGGATCCTCCAGGGCGAACATGTAAATGTCGCCCCGCGACTTGCGGTAGGCGTGGGCGAGGATGGAGATCCGCCGATCAGCGAAGGGATGGGCGTTCAGATCAACAGGCGCAGCAGCAGGCCCATCAGGTACAAGCCCAGGAGGAAGAAAGCTATTCGCAGCAGGACGCGCTGGAGCAGCCACAGCAGCGGGCGCAGCAGGGGCTTGAGCAGGGTCGCCAGGAGCGTCGGCAGGTGTCGCAGCAGCCGGAGCGCCAATCGTGCGCAGAGGCCCCATATACCAGACAAAGCCAATAGTGCCGGCCAGCAATGCCAGTAGAAGAACCAGCTTAGGCGACCGGAAGAGGCTCTTGCCCGCCTTGGTGTCTTGGGTCTTGCCGGTGGCCGTGGACTGGTAGAGGGCGAAGGTCTGCTTTCGGATCCGCTTGTACTCGATGATGGTGCCATCGGCGGGCGGACGGTTGAGTTGGGCGTCATGCTGGGCCTCCTTGTAGCGGCCAGGGATGCCGATCACCGCGAGGTTGGAATGCTTGTAGGCCATCTCGCAGGTCATGCGGATATCGTCGCGGATGTAGGAGATGTTCGGAGTGGTGAGGACAATGTCCCAGTTGAAATGCCGATGCCGGGTCCAGGCGTCGAGCCAGCCCATGGGGCGGTCGGCCGCGTGGGCCGCTTCCGGTCCCCCGGGGTAGTCGAAGCGCTCGAGGTCTTTTTCCCGCCAGGACTTGGGAAACAGCAGTTGGGTTTCGTCGAAGATCAGGAAGGCCCCGCGGGGCGCCCACTGAAACCACGTGCGCATCTTTTCGAGGTCTTCCAGCGACTCCAGATCGAGGTTGATGATTTCCGCCGTGTTGGGCAGGTCCGGAAAGACCTGATAGGCCCGCTCCAGGGTGAAGCCGCGCACGTTGGTGATGATCACCCGCCCGTCTTTCAGCGCGGGCACGGCGTCATCCTGGATCGCGCCGGAGGTTTTGTAGGAGCCATTGGGGCCGTGGTGGATCTTGATCGACACGGATCACCTCCCAATGAACGGCACGAAGCGCATGCAGAAGCGCGTCGCCGCCGCGACCATGATGATGTTCAGCGCCTGCGGCACGCCGAAGAAGGCCAGCCCCGCCGCAATCGGACCCGGCAGCGCGGCGTACATGCTGCGGATCATCTGCGGCACGCCGAGGCTGTCGATCAGTTCGCGGGCGGCGGTGTAGCTGACATCGATCAGCAGGATCAGGGTCTGGAGCGCGGCGTACATCGACGCCTTGGTGGCGACCACCAGTCCGTCGCGCACGAAGTCATAGATGCCTTGGGCGAAGAAATCCCAGATCCACTGGAAGAAGGCGATGATCTGATCGAGAAAACCGGAGAGCCATTCCATAGGGTCAGTCCTTCAGCAGAATGAGGGCAGCGATCAGCGCGGCCATTAGCAGCAGCGCCACGCGCAGGCTGGAGAGTTGGCCGGCGTAGTCGGAGATACAGAGGGAGTAGGACTTGCCCCAAATGGTCATGGACTCGCAGGGCAGTTGCCCGCCGCCTTCCGCCAGGTTGAGGTCGAAGGCGCCCTTCATCTGGTCGACGTTGGCCTTCACCTTGGTCTTGAGTTCCTGCTTGGCTTCCTCGACCTTCTTTTCCCAGGTGGCGATGGCGTCATCCCAAGTGCCGGGCGTGGGCTCCTTGAGTTCGCCGCCAGGGCCTTCTGGGCCGGTGGAGCAGTTCTCTTTCGCCGGGTCGCAGGTGCCATTGCCATCGCCGCCCGTGCCGCTGCCGTCACCGTCGCCGCTACCATCGCCCCCGCCGTTGCCGTCCCCTCCCCCGCTGCCGTCGCCGCCATTGCCGGTGCCGCCGTCATTGCCCCCGCCGTTATTGTTTCCACCGCCATTGCCATCGCCGCCGCCGTCACCGCCCGGCGTGGTCGGGTCGGTTGGATCCGTGGGATCGGTCGGGGTCTTGACGCAGGTAGTCCCCGACCACGACCAGCCGGGCGGGCAGCCGGGGTCGTTCGGGTCGGAAGGATCGGTGTTCGGAGTGTCGGGCGGGTTCAGCGAATCGCCGGTCTGGGAGAAGGTGTAGGAGTCGGCACCGCAGCTTTGGCCGGTGCCCTTGAGGATGTAATTGCAGAAGCCCGTCGTGGTGGAGCCTTTGACCAGATAGCAACTGGCCGGGCTGGGATTGCCGCCATACTCACAGCTTTGATAGCAGGCGGTCGGGGCGCCGCCGTCACCGACATAGTTACGGCCTCCCGAGGTAACTACAGGCGAGTCCGGGCCCTTGGCCGGGAACAGTTCGCCTTCCTTACACTCCTTGGGCGGCGGCTCACAAATACCAGTGGAGGCATTGTAGGTATCATCAGTATTGGCACACTGATCCCCCTTTCTAAAAAGCTTCCAGCTAGCGCAGTCATCACAAGTATTAACAACACTAGGGTCTCTACGAGAAACATACACAACAGAACAATATGAATTATCCAACCCATTCATCTTGGGCGTGGCGCTTGTATAGTTCCAATCCGGAGACCTATCCGCAACAACCCGTGCTTTCTCGCATGCTTCGGCAGGAGTGCTAGAGCCACTGGAGGAGTACATAACAACCTCCCATATATAAGGGCCCGCAATAGCACTCCGAACAAAGAATAACGAAGGCAACAAGCACGCCGTAAGAAGCGTTACCCTCAGGACAGATATCAATGTCTTAATGCTCATTTATCTTTTCTCCGGGTAATAAAAAGCCCCGCCGGAAACTCCGGAGGGGCTTCCGCCTCGGTCTGTTCGGTTAGAAGAATTCGCCGGTCCGGTACCCGGTGATGAAGGCGCCGGCGAAGAACGCCCCCAACCACACCGACCAGAGCACCCGTTACGCCTTGCGCAACATGCTGTAGATCAGGCCGGCAACGGCCAGGATCACCAGGGCGCCGACGATGTAGCCGCCAATGGCCTTCATATCGCCCTGCCCATCGGTGATCGCCGATTCCACCGCGCTGGTGTCGATCACCCCGGCGAAGGCCGGCAGCGAAGTCGCGGCAGTGACGGAACCGGCGATGCACAGGTTGCGGAACGAGGCGACCGGGCTGAACTTGGCGATGCGTTGCTTCATTGCTTTCATGGTGTTTCCTCTCTACTTGGCTTTACGAAGAAGTGACGCGACCCAGCCAATCAAAAGCCCCGTCACGAACGATCCCAGGACGCCAGCGGCACCGATGCCGAAGGCTTCCGGGGAGAAACCACCGTTGACCAGGATGTCCACGTATCCTGCGGCCTCGGGCGGAATCAGATAGGCCTGTTGCCATGTGAGTTCGCGACACGCCATGAAGCCCTCGGGGGTCGAGGTCCACGCGGTACACACCTGCACAGCGACAACGCCTGACATAGCAATCAGTCCTCAAACAGTCAGGGAGGCCGCTAGGCCGTCGATCCAGCCCCAGGCGTAGCCGGTGGCCAGACCTACCGCGAACAGCGAGAGATAGCGGAGCATCGCGGCCTCCTACGGCTTACGCCTTGGCGTCCGGGGACTTGTCTTGTTTGTCCTGGCCCTGCGGCTGCTGGGCCGGGCGCGGGGCTTGGGCCTGCGCTTGCGGGCGGGCCGGGGATTGGGCGGTCGGCGCCATCGGCTTGCCACCCACCGCCAGCAGATCCACAAGGACCTGGGTATTGGTGATCCGGCCGAAACGGTCTTGGGTCGGGCGGACCACGCTGGCGAACTTGCAGAGCACCGGCTGGCCTTCGAAGACGATGGCGTCCAGCAGGGTCGGCTCGATGTTGTATTCACTGATCTCGAAGCCCTTGGCGTTGCCACGGGCGCCTTCCGGGATCGGGGCGATGGATTGGACCGAGGCGTAGATTTCCCCGGTCTTGGTCGAGGTATAGGTGTCGGTCTTGGTGACCCACAGTTCGACGACGCCGCCTTGGGTTGCAAACATGTTCATCGGTGTTTCTCCTTCAATTCGCCTTTTTCGGCGTGAGTTAGCCCGCTGCTGCAAATTCGGCTGTTTCGCCTTCATTCAGCGGTGTTGGGTGAAAGTGATTTGTCGGGCGATCCCTTCGGGCCGGGCTCTATTCGCTAGCGAACCAAGCTAACCACGGGTGTTCGTCTCGGCCCATCCGGGTAACGATCCCTATCGCAACGTCGTCTCCGACGGCCAGTGGGAACCCTTCCCCTTGGAACCCGCAGAGCAACACCAAGGGCTCTGCCCTTGTCATCCCGCTCTTGCCGCCGAGGGCTCGGGAGCGCGGGGCGGAGAAGCTGCCCCACACTCCCCAGCGGAGGCTGTTTCAGGGGGGAGGCGCTCAAGGGT